TGCTGCGCTCCCGCCAGCGCCGGGTTCGCTGCTCCGCCCACCGCCGGCAGCACTGGAGGCCCGCCCGCCACCGCTCGCATCGCCGCTGCTCCCCGGTTATCCAGGGGGATATTGTTAGCCGGGGCGTTCGGGTTTTCGGTCCCGATGCCCCCACCGGGAGGAGCCAGCCCCAGCGCGCCGCCACCCGCCCTGACGTTCGCACCGCCCAGAACCCTGCCGATCTCATCCTGGTTAAGCCCCTGCTGCTGCAGGTAGAGAGTGATCGCTGCCGGGTTCGGGGCCTGCGCCCCGCCCATCTCCTTGTTAAAAAGCAAGGGCACCAGGTACTTCGACGCATCGCCGCCGCGCACCGAGACGTGGGCTGCCGCGTCAATCAGCTCCTTCCAGATCCCCGCCTGATACGCCGCATCTTTTTGCCCCATGTTCAGGCGGAGCAGAGCGGCGTCTGTCTTGTTCTTGAAATCGGCTTGAGCAACTCTCAGGTTCTGCTCTCGCTGCTGGAGGCCGAACTGATCGTGGACGTTCTGCGTGTCAGCGCGGATCTTGGCGACCAACTCCGGCGTCATTGCCTCCAGTCGGTTCGTCTGCGCGTAGATATTTCCGGTCTGGGCCGTCTCTTTCTCCGAAGGGCTGTATTGAAAACCAGGCACGATGGAAGGATGCAGGAAATTGAAACGAGTGGCATCCACCGGAGCTGGGCGAGGGCCAAAGCCGACCGGAATATCAGCAGGCTGACCAAAGGCGCCAAGCTGCCCCGAAACATCGGTGCCCTTTGGCTGCGTCACGATGGAGAACGCTCTCGTTGCCGCCTGTGGACCGCCGAGTGCGTAAGCCTGCTCCACCTGCCGCGCACTCTCCGCGTGGCCTGATGCTTCCCAATCGTTGATCGCCTGATGGTTGCCGCTGGCGTAGATCGCCTTGTTCGTGTCCGAGAGGCTCTTGACGGGGTAGGGCACGTCCTCTTTCACGGCGTGACCGTGGACCGTGGCGAGCTTCGCGTTCAGCAGTTCGTCCGTCTTGTAGCGGTTGTATGCCTCCTGCTCACCCTGCCGCTGGCCCAGGCCAAAGCCCTGCGCCGCTGGACCCAGCGCCCTGCCTACTCCCGAAAAGAAACCCATGGTGTCCTCCTAGAAGTAGCGGACCTCTCCGTTAGGATCTATGTAGTAGTCGGAGCCATACTGTCCGGTAGGCATCCCGCCGTTATGGTAGCCCGTCGCCCCCGCTCCGTAGCCGCCGCCCGTCATTCCGCCCAGGACGCCGGTACTGGCGGTCCCGCCGTAGCCACCGGCCGGGTTCACCCCGTACTGGTTCATGTAGTTCTGGAGCGCCCGCTGCTGCTCCCAGTTCTGCACGATGCCTCCGAGTCCCGCGAACGCCTGGTTCGCCTGCTGCCCGTAAGCCCCGGCCTGCTGTCCGTAACCGGCTGATGCCGCGCCACCCTGGCCGAAGCCCATCCCGATCCCACCCGCCAACTGCGCCAGCGCCTGCTGCTGATGCTCGGGAGCCTGGATCGCCAACTGCCTGCGGAACTGACCATACTGCTGCTGCCCCAAGGCGGCGTTTCGCCCCAATGCCGCCCCAATCGAAGCATCCGCCAATCCCCGCTGCCCGAGCTGGAACCGGAGCGCGTTGGCGCCCTGCATCTGGTGGCGGTTGATGTCTTCCTGCGCGGCCTGGAGGCGAAGCTGATCCTCGTAGCTGCCGTAGCCGCCACCCAGGCCAAATTGCTGGGAGCGGTTCTGGAGGCCGAACTGTCCCGGCCCCTGTTGGGTGACACCGGCACTCGGCCCGAGCCCCGCGTTCGCGGCGAGCTGGTTCAGATACTGACCATACACCGGCTGCGCGGTGGCGTAGGTCTGCATCTGGCGCTGGATCAACTGCGCCTGCCGACGCATCGCCTCTTTCTGACTATTGGCAGCGCTTCTGCCTGTTACGAAGTTGCCAATGACGCCGGCAGCGCCTATCGCATCATCTACTCCGAAAGCCATTTCAGGTTCCTTTCAGATTTCCGCTTTTCGCCGGACCGCCACGACGGCCGTTGTTATTTCGGGTGGGCGAGATCGGCTTCAGGTTCTTGTTGCTGTTGTTCAGCGCGTTGCCGTCTTTGTGCTCCGCCTGCTTGCCCTTCATCGCCGCTGCCCCGTGCTGCTTCACCAGCTTCAGCCGTGCCCGGTTCCTGGCGGCCCGCTCCTGCTTCCGCTTCGGGTCCTCGATGGCCGCTTCGTGCTGATAGTTGCGACTGGTCCCCATACTCAACCTCTCTCAAGAGCGCGCTCATCGCCTGCATCCAGTCCCGGCGGTGCAAAAGGCGCTTCGGATCGCAGCCGCTGTCTTCTACCAGGCCGCTGTCATCATCCGTCTCGATCCACTCCACCTGCACCCAGATCCGGTATACCTGCTTGCTCATAACGTCAGCCGTCAGCATTCTTACGACGGATAAACTCGGCGCAATCCACCAGTCCTAGTCCGAATTCTCGCGCTTCATTTTCCTCGAAGATGTAATAGACTTTTTCTGGCGAGCCGATTTTCCCGATACTGACAGTCACGATCCGACCCATTCCCATAGGACCGCGCCGGACTTCGCAACGCGCAATGTTCAGATGCGGCAGTTCTTCGTCAATCATGCTCCGTGCCCTATACGTCGGCTGTTAGCCGAATGACATTCGCACCCGTCCGCAGGAGCGCCGTTTTCCCCGCGGCGATGGCGATACCCGTACCCGCCGCTGTCTTGACCGTCACCGCGAAACCGCCCGTCGTGTTGTTGAACACTGTATAGAAGCCGCCGGTCGTCGCCGGGGCGATCACGTTTCGGGCTGCGGTCAATGCCCCGGAGAGGATCAGGTGCCCCGTCGCCATCTCCCCCGCCGACAGGGTGGTGTCAGCGCCGTCAGTCACCGTCACGGTCGAAGTGCCCAGTGAGATCGCCCCGCCATTGCCGCGGACACCCGCCGAGAGCAGCGCCTGGTTCGCGTTCAGATCCCCGCCGTTCAGTGAGAGCGGGGTTGCCCCCGAGGCGGACGCCATCAGCCCCAGGTTGATGATCGCCGTCCTGAGGTCCACCGTCTGCGCCTGCTGCGCCAGCGGCGTGGCGTTGTAGAAGCCCAGCTTCTGCGTCGTCGCCGTTCCGATCTTAGTGCCTGTGGTCGCCCCCAACACGACGTTTACCGCGTCCAGCAAGGTCAGCGGTCCCGTCGGCCCGATCCTGACCAGCAGGTTGTCCGAAACGTCTCGGGCCTGGAAGAGGTCCGCCGTCTGCGCCGTCACGCCCCGCACCACGAAGCCTCGCGTGCCCGAGTCCGGCGTGTTGACTTCCAGCTTCGCCAGAGTGGGCGCCGCGCCCACTCCGAAGGCGGCCGGGGTCCAGTTCTTGTTACCCCACTGCGAGGTGCCGTCGTTGTAGACGAGGAAATCGCCGCCCGCCACCGCCGAGATCGTCACGTCCGAGAGATCGTCGAGGGCGATCAAATTCCCAATCGGTGTGTTCACGAACAGCGAGCCGTTGTGCCGCAGGATGTGCCCGGTGGTCGGCGCCGACACGCTCACGTCGGTGAGATCGTCGAGAGAGAGGTAGGTCCGCTTATCCTGCGGCGCCCAGCCGGTGGCGGTAAAGACAAGCAGCTCGCCCACCACCGCGTTCGGCAGATCCGGAGAACCCTCCACCTTGTTCGCGGTCAGATCCAGCAGCGCCTTATAGGTGCGCCGGTCGGTGGCATTCTGGTTGCCGAGCTGGAAATCTACTGGTCTGCCCGGTATGATTTGGCTGGGATCTACCGCCCTTCTATTCATTGCGCCACCGACCAGTGAAGTCCGGCGGCCAGCAGCTCCAGCTCCGTGGCCGTGGTCGAGCAACTCCAATCGAGCCGGAAGTGCTCGCTCCGCGCCTGCTCCACCGTGCTCTCGAACAGCCGCGCCACCGTCTCGTTCGGGTCATCCACCAGCGCCAGGTTGTGCGTCACCGTCTGCACCGTCGCCCCCGTCCCCTTCTTGAGGGTGACTGTTGCGGTTCCGGTACCCTTCTTCGCCTTGATCTCGATGTAGTGGGCTCGTTTCTCACGGCCCGCCAGACCACAGTCCCAGTCCCGACTGACCCATCGGGCAGCAATTGCGGTAGCGGCGGCGGGGCTAGCGTCCGTTGCTCCCACTTCCAGTTGGTATACGCGGGCGTGTCCTTCGAGTGCGGCATAGATCCTCTGCTTGTTCCCGCTGACGTAGGTCGTCACGGTGCTGTCGTGCCACAGCCAGTTCGTGTTCGTCGTCCAGACGCCATACTGGAGATCGAACACAATAGAGCCGGTGCTCCAACAGAGATAGTAACGTTCTTCCCAAACAAACGCATGTGACCCTGCCATCTCGGCCGCGGTCATCGCCTCGATGGTGCCGCGCTGGTCGTCCGAGATGCGCTGCGTCTGCCGCCCGTCCCACTGGTAGACCCCATCCGGCCCCAGCCACAAGAGGAGGCTCTTGACGGAGACGATGGTGCGATGGCTGACGCAGCCGTGATCACAGAACTTGGTCAGCAAAAACGAGTTCGGGTCCACGCCCTGCAGGAGGTGCCCCGCGCCGCCCGTGAACACCGCCACCACCGCGCCGTGCGAGCACAGACCCGTGATCTCACCCGCGGCCCGCCCCTGCAGTTTCGCTCGGGTGCCCTGGTTCGGGTCGTCCAGATCCGGGGAGGCGGGGGAGTAGTAGGGCTGCGAGACGTTCGAGATATAGACCGTCTGCGGATCAGCAGCGTTGCCCGCGCCGATCAGGCGGTTCTGGTGCTCGATCAGGTATTTGGCGGGCGGGAAGCGGGTGTTGAAGTCCACCATGATCTCGTTGCCGCTGATGTCGCCGATGGTGTCGTTGAACGAGGCCGTGCCAATCGGCAGGGTCGTCACCTTCTGATAGACGGTAGACTCCGGGTTCAGCCGCCAGATTGTGATGGCGGTCACGTCGTCCAATGCTGAGTTCGGCAGCGATCCCACGAACACATCGCGGGTATTGGGCTGGAAGAGGGTCGAGACGGTCTTCGCGTCGGAGGGCTCACCGTAGACGCCATCCACGTTCACGAAGCTGACCTTGTAGCTGAACTCGCCGTGGCCCATCGAACCCGCGCCCGCGTCCGCCAGGGTGAAGGTGTTCGGCGCCTTGTCCACCATCGCCGTGGCTGCCGCCTTCACGAAGTCCACGCCCTGCGCGGTGGTCGGCGTGTTCACCGCCGTCAGGTCATTGGCGGAAGCCGTCACACTGTCCGTATAGGTAGCGCCCAGGTTCCAATAGTCAATCAGCGCGACCTTCTCCGCTGCCGAGAGCATCGAGTAATTCTTGCCCGCGCCGCTGTTGTAGAGCGAGGTGCGCAGGCCAGCGGTGAGCACGCCACCGCCCGAGGCCGCTGACTTCCAGAACCCGGCCCGCTCGATCCGCCCGTCCATAAAGGTGGTGCCCGTCTCAAGCCGCCCGATGTTGAAGTCCACGGTGTTGGCGGTGATGCCGTTCGAGTAAGCGGTCGAGACCACCGCGCCGTTGTTCACCTGGATGTTCACCGTGTTGGCTACGCTGTCGTGCCAGCCGACCACGTAATACCAGGTGCCCGTGGCGACGGCGATAGCGGAGAGCGCGTCGGCAAAGAACGGCCCCGTGAAGTTCCAGACGGAGAACTCCAGCTTCGAGGCAGCGTTGTTATACCAGAGGCGGTATTCGCGCAAGGAAGATGTCGAGTTATCCCAGCGGGTGATGATCGGCCGGTCGGCCCCGAGGCTGTCGAAGTAGACCCAGGCGGCTACCGTGAAGTCAATGTCACCCGTCTGCAGGTTCGCGTTTGTGGCGTGAGTCAGTGCCTGGGAGCTTGCGGCGGTGAAGTGCGTGGCGAGGTCCGAGGTGCCCGACCCCCCGGAGTAGCGCGTATTCTGTGAGGTGCCGTCTCCAAGATAGACAACGCGCTCCACCCACGCTGCGTTCACGTCCGCTCCCGCCACGAACCGCGCCGAGCCGTTCGGCACCGTCGCGCCCACCGTGGCATCAAAGAAGTCCACCAGGTTCGTGTTGTGAACGCCCAGCAGGTGCTCGGTCGTGCCCACCTTGAACCATTCCAGCATCTGAAGGTTCTGGTCGGGAGAGAGGTTAGAGGAGCCTAATGCAGACGTGCCCTTACGGCGCACCAGCTTCTGGCGCGACTTGTAAAGGTTCTCCAGGGTGCTGGCCTGCGTCTCCGCTACCTCCATCGGCACGTCATCATTCTCACCGAGGAAGTTCGAGACGCGCAGCGGCGAGGTGCCGCGAAATCTAGGCATAGGTTATCGCCCCCAGAAGATCAGCCAGAGGGCATACACAAAGATACACATTATGGCGTAGGCCCATACGGCGTCGTCCAGGTCTCTCATCTAAGGTCCAGGGATCGTGCGATCAGGGTTCCACCAGGGGAAGTAGCCCCGCCGCCAGCGCGCATCCCCACCCACCACCGTCGCACTCCCCTCCATCACGTCCGCGAGGTTGGAGCGGGCCTGCAAGAGCGCCTCGTCCCATTCCTTCTTATAGAGCTGAACCTTGTCGCTGCCCTCGCCGGGGGTCGCCTTCAGCGCGGCCTTGTAGAGACAGTAGCTCACAATCGCCGTGTCGTTCCCCAAGGGCACCTGATACCGCTCCGTAGCCAGTGTCGGTGAGGGCGGCGTGGCCGCGTAGAGGATCACGAGCCCTCCGGTGATGTTCGTGGCCGGCGGCGGATACAGGTTGATCGAGGTCGAGCCGAGCATATAGAAGCCGATGGGGGTGCCCGACGCCTGGCTGCGCCAGTCCCACCACGAACCCCACGCCTGTTCGCCACCGTCCATCCGCCGCTCGGTCAGGTGCAGCAGCGGGCCGTTGTTGTAGCGCACCTCCACGATGGAGAGCAGGTCATCGGGCAGATCGTAGGCGGCCTGGTTGGCGACGATGTTCAGCGTGGCCGAGGTGCGGAACCACGGAGCCTCCCCGCCGATGATCGAGATGGCTTCGTTGGCCCAGGCGTCAATATCCTCATCGCGCAAGAGCCCGTTACCACGCAGCCCCATATCGCCCCGCACGCGGTCGCGGAGCTGGGCGACGGTAAAGGTGCTGCGCTGGTAGGTAGCCATCGCTTACGCCTTCTTCTTTCCCTTCGGCTTCTCGGTCTTCTCGTTCATCTCCGTTCCCAGTTCGCCTTCCGGCACGAAGCCACGGAGCTTATCCCCGGAACCCATCGCTGGATACAGGTGCTCGTCCCCTTCTTTCACGAAGCCCGGAAAGGTCGGTCGGGCGAACATCGGCTCTCTTTTATAATCTGGCATTGTGATCCTTCTTTCGCTGGTGATACTCGCGCATATAGGCTATATGCTTCTCCCGGTATTCCGGTGTCTGCCGCAACTGACGGCGCTTCTCCAGTTCAGCCTCGTGGTTCTCGTAGTAGTGGCTGCTCGCCTTCTGCCTGTGCTTCTCCCGGTCCCGATCCAGGTTCTTGTAGTATTGCTCCCTGGCGCGTATCCGGCAGCACTCCCGGCACATCCGGCCGGCTTCATTCTTGAGATAATACGTGTTCTCGGGCGTATACTCGTGCCCCTGGGGGCAGTGCGTGCGCTGTGCGGGCGCTACAGGCCGACCCTCGGCCCTTCGCTGGGCCTCTGCCTTTTTCAGGTTCTTTTCATACTTAAGCCCTTGGCAGATCCGGCAATTCCTTCTCCCGCGCTGGTCGAGATAGACGTTTTCCTCGGTATAGTCATGCCCGTTCTTGCAGTGCGTCTTGAGCTTGCCGTTCAACCCCCGAGCCTGGTTCTCCGTGGGCGTAACAGGCTCTACATGGTCGGGATTGCAGCACCAGCGGTGTCCATCTTCTTTCGTCCTGCATGTGTGGTCAAGCTCTCGGCCTTTAGGAACCAGACCTTTGTAATGCTCGTACAGGATCTTGTGGACAACCCGTACCGGTGACTCGCTTACCTTGGTTACACCATAGCCATTGGCAGTGGCTCCCACCCAACGCCAGCACCCATCATCCTGCTTCTCGATCTTCGCCAGGAGGCGATGTAAAGTCCGCTCGGATAGCAACACTGTGGTATCCCCTTTCGCAGATACTTCCTGCAATAATGATACCACAGTGTTGCATTTTTCTCAACCCAACTTAATCTGGGTCGAACAGCTCATTCAGAAGGTAGACCTTCTTTAGAGCGGTCTGTCCAGCCGAGGAGAACCCCTCGGCTGCAACCGCCGCACTCTTCGCGCTCTGTGCGGTAGCGCCTTCGGACACGAAGGCATTGGTGATCGTTCCCGCCACCGTCTTCAGGAACTGATCCTTCACCACGGCGATTGTGCCGTGGCACAGGGCATTGCACCAGCCCTCGATATACGCCTCGCCGTAGCTCGCAATCGGGATCGCTTCCGCCGCCACCGCGCAGCGCAGCGGCACCGTGCCCGCGGCGAGCGCGATCAGCGCGGGAGCCGTCTCCTCGTCGCCGTCCTCCGCCCGAAGGCATACCGAGCCCAGCGTAATCGCTGCACCCGTCGCGTTGTAGAACCGCTTCGAGATCCGGGGCTCGCCGGTCACGACCCCGGTGCTATCCACATAGAACGTCGTCCGCTCGAACTCCGGCGAGTCCGCCGCCAGGCTGGAGCGAGCGGGAATGGCTGCATTCAATCGCACAGGCATCGCTCTCTCCTTAGTCAGTCAAACCCGTCAGCTTCGCGTGGAAGCGGGGGTTGTTGGAAGTCATCGCGCCGATCCAGCGCACGATCATGGCGTCCACCAGCTGCTTCGTGGGCTGCCGGCGATCCGTCCACTTGAAGTTGTAGCCGCGCAGGGGCCGCAGCGCGAGGAAGTCAGAGTTGATGAAATACATCGTGCCCGCCGGGCAGTTGTCGCTCCAGACAATCGGCACGCCCATCCACGCCGCGTGCTGGAACCCCAGGTCCGCCATCTCCACCGAGGTGGTCCGGTAGGCCGGGAGCACCATTCGCTGATACGCCTCGTATTCGGCGAGCGTGGTCAGGATCAGGTCCGGCTTCTGGATACCCTGCCGGGTCGCCTTGTTGAAGGTGGTGCGGATCAGGTCCTCGGAGAGCTTGCCACCCGTGGTGTCAACGTAGCTCTGCCAGAACGTGTTGCCGGTGCGGGAGATGTTCCCGTAGGTGCCGCTGTTGGCGACGATGGCATCGAGCCCGGTGATCGCGTTCGGATCGGCGGTGCCGTCCTTATACAGGTCCTGATCGAACTTGGTCTGTAAGGACATCGTCTCCTGATCCACCTTGGTCTTCCAGAGGTTGATCATCGCGTTCGGGCCTGTGTTCAGGGCCTGATCCAGCTCGGACATGACGACCGAGCCGGCGATCCACTTCCAGGGGAACTGCGCCGCGGACAATCCTTCCACGGGCCGCAGGTCAATCTCGTCGAAGCCACTGCCCATCCAGTGGTTCGTGTTGTTGGTGTCGAACATCACCGGCTCAACGAGCAACGGACCAGGGTCCGCCTCGATGATCCGGCCGTGACTCTTCAGCCACGCGAACAGCGGCAAGCCCTCGAACACTGTGTCGGCGAACTTCTTGTTCAGCCACGTATTCAGTGTCGAGGCCTGTGCCGCCGAGAAGTTGGTATTCCCGGTAGGCATCCTGTAGGCTCCGCCCCCGGCTTAAAACCGGGGGCTAGTCAGAGCCGACTGAAGCCGCGATAGCCTCTTCCAGAGTCATCTCGCCCACATCCCGAGGGGCTGATCCGGCGCGGTTGGCGACCGAAGACGGCGCCGGGCTCATCCCGGCTTTCCGCTGTACCGTCTTTGAGGTCTTGTCCCGCTCCCGCTGAAGTACCTTGTCCATGAACATGTCTTTCCAGACCATCGGCACCAGTTGTGGGGCGCCGCCGATCTCGAAGACGCGCTTCATCACCGCCTCCCGTTCCTCGAACGGGATCTCGCTGTACTTCTTCTCCAGCCCCTCGAACTGCCGGCTCATCTCCACGCGGTTGTTCGCGGCCGTCAATTCGGCTAATTGCTGCTGCTGCGCCTGGATCTGGGTGTGCATCGCCCGCTCCGTGTCCGTCATATACTGCGGGTCGAGATACGGAGAGGCGGGCTGTCCCAGTGAGTTCAGGCGGTCAATCTCTTGCTGGAGGGCGGCGGCGGCCTGCTGCGGGTTCTGAACCGCGAGCGTGTTCAAAGAGCGGAACCAGTTGGCTTGCTCGGGGCTGATGCCTTCGTAGGCTTCCACCCGTCGCTTCAACTCCGCCGCTTCCTGAAGCCGGGGCGTGACGCCCCGCTTCATCTCCGCGTCGAGGCGCTTATGAATGGCGTCTACGACCTCGGGCGGATGCTGCTGCCGCAATTCCTCCAGCGTGGCCCGCACCGAGTCCTCATCGCCGGTCGCGCTCGGCGCGTTATCGGCTTCGGGTTCGGTGTCGGGTGTTCGGTCTTCGGTGTCAGGCGTGGTGTCGAGAGTCTCTGTCGAGTTATTCTCACCGCCGTCATCACCGCTGCCGATCTTCTCGAAAATCTGCTCCAGGGTCTCGTCAGCCATCATGTCCTCTTATGCAGTCAGCCGCTCTCGCGCTGTTGTTGCATTTCAATCCGTTTTGTGAGAAATCTGACCCGTTCTGGATCAGAAGCAGGCAAATGAAACTAGCAGAGCCGCGCCAGCGCGAGCCCTCCGATAAGACCGGCCAGGAGCGGCGTAATGCTGCCGATCACAGCCAGCACCAGGACAACGATCAGGACCAGCAAGGCGATCAACGTGCCCAGCCCCAGTGGGGCGAAGCTGACGTTCATCAGTAGCTGCCCTTCTTCGGCATCTTGGCCTTCATACTCTTCTTCCCAGAGGTGCTGGTCTTCCCCTTGGAAGCGCCACCCATCAACTTGGAGTCGAAGGGCTGGGCCGGGGAAGAGTGAATGGCCGAAGTGGACTTCATCTTCTTAGGCATCGCTTACCTCGTGGTCTCGTGGCGCTTCGCCTCTTCTCTCGGGGCATTCAAGCCCTCCTGCCTGACCACCTCGTTATCGCTCCTGCGGTCCCCGGCTCCGGTCCCGGTGGACGGGCGCTCCCGCTCCTGGTCGGCTCCGGCCCGATCACTCGGTTTCGGCTGTCGGGGAGCGTTCGGAGTCTCCGGCGCGTTCTTGCGGAAGTTGTCCTTCTCTTCCGCCTTGTCGGTCCCGTCCCCGGCTTCGGGGTCGTTCTCCGATACCGGCGCCCGCTGCTTGTGGTGGATCTGGGCTTCCTTCGCGGCGTTCGTGTTCAGGACGCACGGCTCGGGCAGGAACTCTTCGGGCCGGGTGCGCTTCGCCTCTTCCCAGTCCGCCTGCACTAGCGGCTCGTCCACGGTCGAGACAGCCGCCTTGGGCAGCCGCTGCTCGCGTTCTTTCTCGGCTTTGTCCTTCTCGGGCATCTCTACTTTCCTTTACTTTTCTTCTTGGCCCGCTTGGGCAGCTTCATTCCCTTGGAGGCCGTGTCGAACTCGTCCACCGTCTTCTTGCTGATCTCTCCGCGAGCCTCCATCGCGTGAAAGGCTTTTCTTTGGGCGTCAGACTTGTAAGGCATGTTAGTAACCCACGAGCCGGAAGCTGCAGGTGAACGTCGAGAGGTTCGTGGCTCCCGCCGTCTCCGTGCCCGCGGCGTCGTAGCTGTGGATCTTCCCGGCCGTCGAGCCCGACACGTTCCGGTCGAACGAGAGCGACTTCGCGTTAGCGAAGGTCGCGTCCAGAAGGCTCGTGAACTGGAGGATCTCCACGCTGCGGATACCGCCGATCACCTTCAGGATCGCTTCCGTCAACGACTCCCCGCCCGCCGTGTAAGAGGCGGGTCCGGTGAATTTCCCGGTGATCTCGTAGCGGCGAACGCCCAACGGGGAGCGGCGCGTCTGGGTAAACTGTGTTGCCGCGAGTGCCATAGGTCTCCTATCCCATTCCACCTATCTGTGCAAGCAGGCCGGGTGGCAAGCCGCCGGGTACAGCGAGAGGGGAACCCGGCGGGGCGGGAGTGATACCAGGGGGTAGGCTGCCCCCCTCGCCACCCGGCCCGCCCGCTGGACCTGGCTCCGGTGGTAAAGGACCAGGCCCAGGTTGTCCGCCCGGCGCCATTGGCGGGGGCGGAGGGGTTACGATAGCAGCCACGTTCTTCAGGTCGGGGAAGTTAGCAAGGTACTGCTTCAGCAGCTCTGGTATGTTAACAAGGCTCGCGAAAGGTTGGAGGCTCTGGAGAAGGAAGCCGAACTCCTTCATCTTGCCTTCCTTGTTCTGGATCTGGGTGGAGCCGACATACACCGACAGGTCGTAGGCGCCCTTGATCTTCTCCGCGTCGTAGCTGGCCCAGCCCTTGATCTTCTCGGGGTCGTTCGGGTCGTAGATCGGCAAGGTTCTGGTTCGGGTCGCGAACTGCTGCAGCCAGCGCAGGCAGTCAAAGGCGATCCGGCCGCAGAAGTCTTCGAAGTCCTGCGCCTCGTCCTCCTTGATCGCCCCGCCCGCCCCCTGGATCGCCTGCACCTCGGTGGTGGTCAGGCGTTTGCTGGGCGCTTCCCCCAGCGCGTACTGGTCCACGCCGGAGAGCATCTGCATCCATTTCTGCGCGCTGGCCGCCGCGTTGTAGCTGTCCGGGCTGATCGAGGTGTGCTGAAGCACGGCGATCCCGCGCGGGTCGCCCTGCACCTCCACCACCCGGTTCACCTGCGTGCTCTCCAGCTTCTTGCGGTTGCTGTTGTCCAGAAGGCCCTTGGTGGCGACGTAGGCCACCGGGTCCTGGGCGCGCACCGTGGCGAGCTGCGAGGCCGCGGCATTGATCTCCTGCTTCATCTGCTCCCAGTCCAGCACCTCGGGATCGCCGTAGAACTCGCTCTCCAGCCCCGGCCCGTGCAGGAGCTGGAACGGATACTCGTCCCACTCCCACGGCCACTCTTCCGTCAGCAAGGGGCGGTCGTGCTCGTCGCAGAAGATCACGTGCAGGCGGCGCTTGCGCTCGTAGTAGTGCCACAGCTCCACCCGGCGCACATCGGAGGGCGCTTCGTTATCGAGCTGGCTCTTCTCGGTGTTCTTCTCCATATAGCCGATCAGGTTCTTGGTGGAGCCCTTCAGGCCGTTGGTGTTCTTGTAGCGGTCGTCTTTCTTCAGTTCGTCGAGGGGCACGCACTCGATGTAGCCGCAGTATTCCGCCCGCTCCAGCACCCGGTCGGCCTCCGGTGAGATCCGAAACTGGGTGGGGTCTATCCGCCGGGCGTAGAACTGGTCTTTCCTCACCTTGGCGGCGGCGACCGGCTCCGGCAGTTCCTCCCCGCTCATGATGACGCGGGTCACTTCTTCGGGATCCGGCGTCTCACCCGCCACCGGCAGGCGCCCTTCGTCCAGGTACTCGGAGTCCGTCTCGAACTCCCAGCCGGTCTTCACGACCCCTAAGTTCAGGAGCGTCTTGTCAAAGAGGGCGCGCTTCGCTTCCCGGTGCGCGGCGCTTTTCCGGTACTCGTAGCCGGTGGCGCGCTCCGCAATCTCCTGGTTCATCTCCCCTTGCGGGTCCTCGGGCTTGACGATGATCTCGGCGGGGGAGAAGGCCAGCGCCGCCACCTTGGTGCGGATGATGTAGCGGGTCAGGTTGATGACGATGTTGTGGTAGTCTTCCGGCCACTCATCCTTCAGCCAGTGCTCGCCCTTCCACATCTGAACGCAGCGCTCCACCTTCTCCTTGTAGACCGTCTCGTAGTATCTTGTGGCCCGGCGCATCCGATCCTTCAGGATCTTCGCCTCGCCCCGCTTCAGCTTCGGCCCTTCGCTTTGGCTGTCAGCAGGCGTGCCGCCATCGTCTACCGCATTGCTCCTGCGGAAGTCGTCAACGAACAACTCAGGCTTGGTGATGTCGTACTCGTCAGGCATTTTTCAGTTCACGGGCCAACTGCTCACCGGGCGAGGGCGGCGCGTGGCTCTGGCTGCCGCTGCCCATCTCGATCTTGTCCCACGAGGGATCTCCCTTCGGTGGCAGGAAGTCCCGCTGGTTGTGCCGGAAATGTTCGGGCACAAGAATATTTACCGTGGGTATAAACTGGCGGTGGGCCGTTCCTCCACAGGAGCGGCACGGTTGACACGGGACCGCCTCTCGCACCCATATCTCTGCGACCGCGCCGCAGCTCGCGCACCGCCAATCAAATCTGGGCATCAGGTCACCGCCAGGACCACGCCGGGGTCCACCGTGAAGGCGTCGGCCGCTAAAGTCGTCGCCACCCCCGAGATGATCACCTTCAGGGCGTACTGGTAGGAGGTGCCGGGCACCACCGCGACCGAGGCGGCCGGCTTCAGCGTCACCACCGCCTGCGCGTCGGTCGTCGCCGCCGTCACCACAATCGTCCCGTTCCCCGCCGTGGAGGAAGCGCCGTTCAGGGTCTGGAGGCCCGCCGTCTCCTCGATCTGCACCAGGGCGGCAGCATCGGCTTTCGATACGTCGTCCTTCAGGCTCCAGTAGAGCTTCGAGCGGCCCGTGAGCACACCCAGACCCGTGAAGGTCAGCACCCACGTGTCGCCCGCCCGCTTCGAGAGCCGCTGACTCATCGCTATCCGCCAATCAAGTGCGAACCGCCGCCCGCCCGTGGCTCCACCGCGCCCATGTCGGTGTAGGAAACCGTGGTCGCCAGCCCCGGAAACGCCAACGCCGTGCCGTCCCCCGCGCACAATGCCCCGCCGGTCGGCGCGCTGTTCAACGCGAAGTTCTCACTGCCGCCCGAGGTCGGCCCCACATACGGGCTCACCGAGCAGACCACATCGCGGACGTTCGTGTAAGGAACCACGGCGTAGACCGTGCCGGCGGTGGTGTTGTCCATCAGGAGCCGGTTGCCGCCCGCGTTAGAGTAGAAGGCATTGCCATCATACTGAACGGCGGCAGGAACGGCGTTGGTGAGATTGCCGGTGATCCCCCCGCCCGTGCCTGCCGTCGCCCCCGAGCCGGTGATCAGGTTGTTGCGGATCACCAGCGTGGACTCGTTCGAGAGCGTGGACCGGATGCCGTCCCGACCCGAACCGTGGATCGTGTTGTTGAAGATGAACATGGAGTTCGAGTTGAAGGTGATCCCGTCCGAGGTGGCGCCCGTGGTATTAGCAAGAATGTTGTAAGAAGCCGTCGCGGTTCCGGTAAAGTTAATGCCGGTGCAGGCATTGTCGTGGACCCAGCAGCGCGTCACATGCGTGTTGCTAGAAGCGACGATGGCCCCATTTGCTGCCGCCGTTCCGCCCGTTGCCTCGCACTCAACGAACAGGCCATTCGTGCTGGAGTTCGAGAGCCCTTGCGAGGTGAAGTTCGACACCTTGCACTTGATGACTGTGCCAAAGAGACCGGCGCAGCGAATACCAATCGAGGTGCCAAGACTCGCGCAGTTCACCGCAAACTGCTCGATGGAAAATCCGTTTCCGGTGGCGGTGATCCCAAGGAGTCCGGTGTTCGTGGAGAGCGTCAGGGTGGCCTGGCCGCTGTCGCCGCGAGTGGCGCTGTAGCCAATAATCCGCGTTCGGGCCACGAGCCCGGTTGGGGTCACGCTCTGGGCAAAGGTCGTGGTCGCCGTGGAAGAGAAGGCGCCCGTGCAGTAAGCCTTGTTGCTGCCGATCATCGCCGTGGCGAGCTTGGCTAAAGTCGCCAGCGCTCCGCCCATGTTGCCGGTGGCGTTGGTGGTCGTGCCCGAGGTCGGCAGCGCCGCCGTGCCCGCCACGGTCGAGGTGGTGCCGGTCTGTGCCGTGATCTCGTAGAAGCCCGCCGTGACGTTGGTGCCGGTGAGCATCTGCGCGACGTTCCCGACATCGGCCGCGGTCGGCGTGTAGCCGGTGAAGGTGATGACGTTGGCGGTGATCGAGGTGGTGATGGTCGAGTTGTCGATCACCACCTGCGCGGCGTTCTGCTGCGAGCGGTCGGTGCCGGCGGCACCCGCCTTGAAGCCGCCGCCGTTGTTGTCTGAGGCGCCGGAGGCTCGACATTCCCACACCAATGCTGCTGATAGTGCCATATCTTGCTCAAACGTCGGGACA